TTAGGATTGTAGAATAGCATTTTTATTTTTTATGTGTTAAGAAATTGTTTAGTTCCTCTGGTGTGCCCATACCCCACATCTCGTCAACAAGGCTGGCCTTGATTTTCAGTCCTGCCTGTATGGCTTCATTGTAAACAGGACAAACATAGAATTCATTGTTAGTCCTGATGTTTTTTGCTATCATTTGTTCTGCGTATTTGACCCAATCACTTCCACGCTTCCAATGGTATATGCCCACTGTGGCATCGCTGGATATAGGATTCTTTTCTGCCACTTCAGTTACATACCCATGGCCATCTACTTTAGCGAAACTGTGTTTAGGATGAACACTTTTGAAAGTAAGTATTCCTCCATCGGCATCATTGAAACTGCTTATTGTTTCAAAACTATTCCATTTGATCCATTGATCTGAATTTGCAATAATCAGTTGTTCATCATTATCAATAAATTCTTTCGCCTTTAACACTGTACACGCCGCACCTTCTGTCACTCCATCTATCTGTACTATCTTACAGCCTGGAGCAATCATTTTCAACAATGATTCAAGATTGTATTGTTGGTAGTGTGCCTTTTGTACGAGAAATATATAAGTGCCTTGTAAATCTAAATTTTCAACCACTTTGGCTATCATCGGTTGGCCCTTGACCTCAATTAATGGTTTTGGAAAAGAATATCCTGCCTTTTCAAATCTTGATCCTGCTCCGGCCATTGGTACCACTATGTTCATGTTGTCTCCTTATAGTTTTCTATATTATCACTGCAATAACCAGAACACAGTTCTAATTGTTTCTTTGTAAGTTTTTCCGGGTGTACTGCTATTGTGTAAGCACCTACTGGTTGTCCGGGAAACGCCCAGATCCATCCTTGAGATGTAAGTGTGTACTTGTCGTTATGATGAAAGAAACAATGTATACCATGTGCAACCATTGCCTCCAGGGCATCATAACTTTTAGCATGGCACCATAGTTGTTGGTCTCGCAACCATTTTATAGTCACTGCTTCTTGAGGTTCGTCATGTCCTAAATAGAATTTTTCACCATCATATTTGCAAACATCTATCTCGCAATGGTAACCTTTTTCTAAAGCATCTTCAATATAGGCAACTGTATTTTCTTTGTTAGGTTGCTTACCATTTAGATTACCTCTGTGTGATATTAGAATTTTCATTATACGCGTATTTAATAAGTATTTGTATGAGTTCAGAATTAAAACTTGCCGAAGTACAAGCACTCTACAACCTATGCAGACCGCATATTCGATCTTTCAGGACAGCATTGGACATAGGCTGTGATATATTTCATTTTGCTTCACAGTTGGAGAATGATTTCCAACACATACACTGTTGGGACTTCAGGGACAAGTCATCACAGATGTCACAAGTGATCAAGGAGCCGGGCAAGATCTCTCATCACGTCACAGCGCTGGGCGAGGACCAAGGCGTGATGTACACCAAGCCAGGAGTTGGTAGGATCAAGAGCGATCGGTACGGGGGATCCAACACACTGAAGGTCAAGGTCAACACATTAGACTCCTACGGTCTATTCAGCGATGTGGATTTCATAAAAATGGACGTGGAGGGCTACGAACCCAACATAATACGTGGAGCGATCAAAACCATCGAAAGCAACTGGCCTGTGATACTCTGTGAGATCAATCGTGGAGACTTCACAGCCAAAGAACTGTTAGAATCGATGGGCTATGAGTTGATTGATGTCCACCATAAAAATGGTGTGCCGCATGATTATTTGTTTATTAAGGACTAATAAGTATTTTTATGAAAGTATTGGTCCCAGAAAATACCACTAATAAATCTTATAAACAAAAAGTAATCCACTCTTTCTCAGAAGGGTTATCGAAACACAAAGACGAAGCGACGGAGATGAAAGTGTATGGTTCACTGAACTACATGGTTTCAAACAACTTTTAACGCTTCGCGTTATTTTCTCGTTTACGCTATCTCTGGTAATTTACGCATTGGTAAATCTTTTATTGTACTCTATGATGCTCTGTGTTTGCTCTGTTGTCCAGTCAAATTTTGCCCTGCTACAAGTGTTGCACATCATTTCTTTTTTGTCTTTGTGCCACTTGTTGCTGTATAACATGTTATGATATTTTCTTAAATTATCCCAAACGCCGGCTATTCCTATATCGAAAACATTTCCGAAGTCCGTTTGTTTTGTAGCATCATCACAACATAAAACCGCTGTCCCGTCGACCATAATCTCTAAACGCCTTAAAATTTTTCCGCTGACCATTACGCAACCTTTGACGAAGTTGTTCTCGTTAATCTTAAATTGGATGCCATCATCATTAAATTTATTATAGACCAATCTGTTCTCTAACCAATTCTTTTTTACTTTTACCTTGCCTAAGGTAAGTCTTTTTATCTTCTCCACTATGGGTGCGTAGTGTTGTTCCTTTGGATTTTGATCTTTGTGCTTGATGCCTATGTTCATTTTTCTACTAAGTTCGGGATAATTGATTTTTATAAATTCTAATCTCTTCTTTGTGACTCCCCAATCAATGTCCATGAAATTTCTTATTTCTTCGCGTGTGTAGCCAATGATAGAAACATTTATCTGTTTGATGTTCGCAATATGTTGTGTTAACATCTTACACTTAGATTCTGTAAAACTCACAGCGTTTGTTGTCAGTACCACCTGCAGACTATTGGATGCACACAGATCTAAAATCATTTCTAAATCAGGACAGACTAAGGGATCACTGTACCTCCATGGAGATACTGCTGAGTGTTTAGGATCGATCGCGTGTTTCTTTAAACCGTTGGCAAAATCATTTATGAGTTTCGTTATTTGATCCGAGGTCATTTTCTTGCCTCTGTATTCTTTTTCCTTTTCTAAAAATGTGTAAGGACAACAAAAACATCTAGCATTGCATAGATTGATTGGTTCGAATGCCAATTCGACAGGAGTGGGTAAAGTTTGATTAAACATGAGCCATTATCCAATCATCCATGCCGTCATAATCTATTATTTTGTAATTTTTACTTTCCAACCAACGAACCGCGTCTCCGTATCTGCCTTTGGAATATTTTTGGGTTGTATGATTTTGTTCTAGCACTACTATGGGTTTACACCGTGCTAACGTTTTCTCAGAGCCTTTCAACACATTTTTTTCATCTCCCTCGACATCTAGTTTCATAAAATCCACATTATGAAAGTCAAAACTGTCGACAGTCCTTAATTCGGCTATGTCTCCTTCCACATTTGTAATAGGACCGTTAAAGGATATCTTGCCATTATGATCGCCTAACGCACATTTGTGTAATCTACATTTCTTCTTATCAATGTTCCTCCATTTGATTTTTGGTCGCATATCAAACATATGTACAGTGTCAAAATCCTTCTGCATATGTTTAGCGAAATTACCCATCTTGCAACCAATGTCTAGCGCAACACGTGTGTGTACAAGGTGTGGTCTACATTTATTATAGGTGTATCCACATAAGTCATCTATTGCCATGATAATTTCATCATCTAGTCTTTTGTACTTTTCGGACAACATTTTATTCAGGTGTCTTTATTATGTTTGATAACGTGTCACACAACATATTTTTTTTGAACGGGAATCCCCTGGACAGGTTACACCATTTGATATTTCTACTTGTCAACTGCTTGGTGTAGTGGTCTATGTATTCTATTCCTTTTGATCTGTGTCCGTCCGGCACTTGGTCTTCTCTTTTGCTCGTATTTTTGTAAAAATGTGTCTCGCCTTTGCGATATCTCATTTCAACACCCAACAGATAGATTTCTTTGAATCCCATGAAGTATGCCACTAGGGTCGCGTTCAATACCGCGTTTCCTGCCTTGCCCCATCCTTTTTTGAAATTTTCAGGCCAGTGGTTTAACACACTAGTTCCATTTTTTTGTGCCCCGTACGGTTCTCCGACTGCTACCTTATAATTCACAGGTAAAAAATTTTCACCTTGATACGCGGGCAAGTTTTTGAACCACAAAGGATAAACACGTGTCCCTTCCTGCTGTTGTTTAAACTCTTCATGGAAATCATTGTAGACCAATAGATCACAAACCACGTGATAATCATAGTGATCTAGCCCGTGTTCTTTGGCCATGTAACCTCTGTTGGTTATAAAGACGATCTGTCCTTTTAG